CTTCCTATCGCAGGCGTTGAATTAAATACGATTACGCCTGAATCCTTTGAATACACCAACGGCACTACCGTTATTGGAATCCCAAGTTTTGGCCCACTCGGTTCACAAACTTTTGGTTCTGATGGTTTGCGTTATGTATTCGCTAAAGCTGGTGGCGTAATTGCTGCTGGTGCAACCGATGTTTCGATTAATGCGACCACTTTTGCGGCTACCGCAACTGGTGGTACTTATATCGCCCCTGCCGAATCAATGGTTTCGGGTGATTATGGTTGGTTTGGAAAAACTAGCGTTTAATCAAAAATTGTAGTAAAAACAAGGGGCTATCTCGTAATGGGGTAGCCCTTTTTCTTTAACCGCAGTACCTTTAACCACTTGAAGGAGTTTTACATGGCAATCGAAAGCGATGAGCAAAATGCAGATTCTCGTTTAGCTGTTAAGTTTTATAAGCGAGCAGTTAAACTAGAGCATGAAACCAACGAAGCAGGCAGACCAATTTACAAAGACTATGACTTTGTACGCATTATGGTTGCAGGGGATAACCTGACCGAAATTGATACTTACGCACAGGAAAGCCATAAACAGCGATTCCCACGCCAATGGTTGCAATATCAAGCTAGTCAAGATTCAAGTAGCGAAATCCACGGCACACCGATTGAGCAATGGCCTTTAATCAGCCAAAGCCAAGCCCAAGAACTACGGGCTATTAAGTTTTTGACCGTAGAATCGGTGGCTAACGCTTCTGACCTACAACTTCAGCGTATTGGCATGATTGCGGGTATGTCACCCCATTCGTTTCGGGATAAGGCTAAATCCTTTTTAAACTTGGCAACTGAATCGGCAGAAGCTAGTAAACGAGCCGAAGAAATTAATCAGTTAAAGCAAGAACTTGCCCAAAAAGCAGAGGAAAATGCTAAAATCAAGCAAGACACCGATGCGAAGCTCGCCTTAATGCAAGAGCAGATGGCAGCCCTACTTGCTACGGTTACGGAAAAGAAAACCCGAACTCGTAAACCAAAAGTTGTAGAGGAAGCCTAGTATGAGTCAAACGATGCTCCAGCTTGTGCAACAAGTCACAGCCGAATTAAACCTAGCTGTGCCTACTTATGTTGCAGGCAATACCAGTCAAGATGTGCAACAAGTCCTAGCGTTAATGAACGCTACGGGCTATGAACTCGTCAAAGAGTACGATTGGCAAGCTTTGGAGTTGGAGTATCGTTTTTATACTGATGCACAGACCTTTGTAGGTGATACCGTAGGTGTTAATAGCTATAACATTATTGTTACTGGTAACGCTACTGCCTTAAATAGTGATTATTCGATTACTGGCACGGGTATTAATCAAGATACCTATGTGTCAAGCGTAAGCTACGATTCAGGCTTAAACCTTTCTACCATTGTAATGAGCCAATTAGCTAGTGGCACATACACGGGCGTAACCTTTACTTTTAGCCAAACCAAGTACGATTTACCGCCCGATTACGAAACCATTACCGACAATACCCATTGGGATAAGACAAAGCATTGGCAGATGCTAGGCCCTGAAGATGCCCAACAATGGCAATGGCTAAAGTCAGGTTATATCTCAACAGGCCCACGCATTAGATGGCGTATTTTGGGCAACCAATTTCAAATTTGGCCGCCTTACAACACTCAAGAATATTTAGGCTTTGAATACCGCTCAAAAGGGTGGGCAAGAAGTGTAACGGGCGCAGTTAAAAACAGCTTTACGGCTGACGATGACACTACGGTTTATGATGACCGTTTAGTGGTGGTTGGCACAAAACTGCGGTATTTCCAAATCAAATCCTTTGATACTACTGCGTTGCAACAAGAATACTTTAGGATTTTGAATGTGGTCAAAGCTAACGACAAAGGCTCTGCAACCCTGTCCTTTGCCCCATACCCAAGCAAAGTGCTTATTGGTTACGCTAATATTCCCGATACTGGGTACGGAACTTAATCATGCCAGTCGCTCAACAAAGAAGGGCAATGACGGCTTCTTTGGCTTCCCCCATTGGTGGGTGGAACGCAAGAGATTCGTTAGCCGAAATGTCACCCTTAGATGCAGTACAACTAACTAACTTTTTTCCAACCCCTACTGACATTACCATGCGTAGAGGATGGACAAGATATAGCATTTTGACTACTTCTGCTGGCGTAGTTTCAATTAGCACAATCACCCATGTTAGCACCACAGCAACCGTAACAACTTCAACATCTCATGGTTTAGCAACTGGCGAATATGTGTCAATTACTGGCTGTACGCCAAGCGATTACAACGGTGTTTATGAAATTACGGTCATTAATAGCACGACCTTTACTTATGTAATGAGTAGCGTACCTAGCGGTAATGCTAGTGTGGTTGGTGTATATACAATCGGGCTAACCGATGAGATTGAAACCTTAATTAATTATGCTGCGCCCAATACTAGCAATCAAAAACTGTTTGCAATCGCTGACGGTAAAATCTACGACACTAGTACAAACCCTGCTACGCTTGTGTATTCAGGGTTGACTAACAGCCGTTGGCAACATATTAACTTTTCTACATCGGCTGGTAACTTTGTAGTGATGGTCAATGGGGTTGATGCCGCAATGGTTTATGACGGCACAAATTGGTGCAAAATTGCCACAACTGAAACTCCAATCGCAATTAGTTCTTTGACAAGCTCAAGCACAACCGCAACTGTGACTACAGCCACGGCTCATGGTTTAGTAACCGACAATCGAGTAACTGTATCAGGCGCAACAGAAGCACCATATAACGGCACATTCAAAATTACGGTTACGGGTGCTACAACATTTACTTATACCATGGCAAGTTCTACGACTAGCCCCGCAACGGGTACGCCTGTATATACAGTTTTAGGCATTGAAGGCGTAAACAGTAACACATTTGTTAATGTCAACAGCCTACAAGAGCGTATTTATTTTGTAGAAAAAGACAGTTTAGACTTTTGGTATTTGCCTGTTAATCAATTAAGCGGTACTGCGGTTCAATTTCCACTTGGTTCAATTGCTCGTTCAGGTGGTTTTATTCAAGCGATGGGAACATGGACTTTAGACGCTGGTTATGGTGTCGATGATTTAGGTGCATTTGTGACTTCTATGGGCGAAGTCATCGTATATAAAGGCACAGACCCGTCTGACGCTAATAAATGGGCTTTGGTCGGGGTTTGGCAAATGGGTCAAACCTTTGCAAGGCGTTGTTTCTTTAAATTTGCTGGTGATTTGCTACTTTTAACCCAAGACGGTTTAGTACCAATGTCAGCAGCCCTACAATCATCCCGTTTAGACCCCCGTGTAAATTTAACCGACAAGATATTCTATGCGGTAAGCCAAGCTGCCGACCTTTATTCAAGCAATTTTGGCTGGCAAATCAACTATTTTGCCCCTTACAATATGCTGATTTTAAATATTCCTGTAACAGACGGTACAGAACAGTTTGTCATGCACAATATTACAAAGTCATGGGGCAGATTTACCAATATTTCTGCTAATTGTTGGGAAGTTTCAGGCGTAGATGGGATGTTTTTTGGTTCGGCAGGCTATATCGGCAAATTTTATGACGGATTCTCCGATGACGGCAACAATATCGTAGCCAACGCCCAACAAGCCTATAGCTATTTTGACACAAGGGGTCAATTAAAACGGTTTACGATGGTTCGCCCTATCTTACAAACGGACAATGTAGTACCCAATGTGCTTTGTGGCATCTCAACCGACTTTGATACGGTCAATTTATCCAATCAAATTAGCTTTAACCCTAGCCTAACCAATGTTGGCATTTGGAATACAAGCACATGGGATAATTCATCGTGGGGTGCTGGTCTTACTGTATCTAAGGTATGGCAAGGCGTGACAGGAATTGGCTATGCTGGCTCGGTCAATATGTCAGTCGCATCGCAGGGAGTGGATTTTCATTGGGCTAGTACTGATTATGTGATGGAAGCAGGGGGTGTATTGTAGGTGAGGACTGTTACGACTGAGAACCAGCAATATTTGGGGGAATGGCTGGTACGAATACTGAACTTTCCCCTACCCCAAACCACCCAATGTATTGGGCAGTTAAAAGACGGTAATTTAGTAGCGGTGGCGGGTTTTACAAACTTTATGCCAAAGGCTTGTGAAATCCATATTGGTAGTGTCGGTGAGCATTGGGCTAGTAAGGATTTTATATGGGCGGTCTTTGACTACCCCTTTAATAAACTAGGACTTAGCGTTATACTAGGGCAAATCTGTGCTGATAACACGGATGCCCTAAAGTTAAACCGACATTTGGGCTTTAAAGTGGTAGCTGAAATACCTGATGCTCACATGGATGGGGATTTGGTGATTATGGCTATGCGAAAAGAGGATTGTCGGTTTCTTAACATCCGATGCCCTCTAAGAACGAAGATGGGAGAATAGTATGGGTGGTGGTGGATTTTTAGGATTAGGGCCTGCGCCAAGTGCGCCAGCCGCCCCAAATTATACTGCGGCAGCACAAGCAACAGCACAAGGCAATATTGATGCCGCCCGTGCTTCTTTGGCTGGCAGTTTAATTGGTCAACAAACCCCCTACGGAAGTTTAAGTTACCGTGAAACTGGTACGGATAAGTACGGTAATCCGATGTACACCGCTACACAGTCGTTATCACCCGACCAACAAGCACTTTTAAATTACGATGTTGAAGCAGGAAAAGGACTAGGACAATTATCGCAAACGGGTCTTGAATATGTCCGTCAAATGATGGCTAATCCGTTTAGCACTTCAGGTTTACCAGCTTTAGCTAGTCAAGTTACTCCTGCTCAAATGCAACAAATTACTGGTGCGCCCCAATTAGGACAAATGGGTGCTACACCACAAGCAATGAATATTGGTCAAGCCGCACAAGCGCAAGGCGTAGGTGTTGGTGAACAAGCACAACGAGTAGGACAAGGCCCACAATTAAGCGCATTAGAAACGGCTAGAGCTTTGCGTCAAGCTGGCCCAACTGAAAACCTACAACGCTCGCTTGGTGAGAATGTAGGAATGAGCGGTTGGGATAGGGCAAGCGGTTTAATTATGCAACGCTTAGAACCCCAGTTACAGCGTCAACAACAGAGTTTAGATGCTCAATTAGCTGCTCAAGGTATTCCATTGGGTTCAGAAGCCTACACCCGTGCTAAACAAGACCTTGCAATGCAACAAAATGACGCACGAATTCAGGCGCAGTTACAGGCTCAAGGTATTCAGCAAAACCTATTCGGTCAAGAATTGGCTGCTGGTCAATTTGGCAACCAAGCGACTACGCAACAACAACAGAACTTATTGCAAAACCTTGGCTTTAGTAATCAGGCTCAACAACAAGATTACGCTAACCGTCAAGCACAGTTGGCATTTAACAATCAAATGGGTCAGCAAGGCTATCAAAACCAATTAGCGGCACAACAAGCTAATAATGCTGCGATTGCACAAAACTTTGGTCAAGGCTTATCTGCTCAACAATTACAAAATCAAGCCGCACAACAAAACTACGCTAATTTGCTATCAGGCACAGGCTTTAATGCTGAACAACAGCAACAACAGTTTGCCAATCAAATGGCAGCGTTGGGCTACAACAATCAACAGATTCAACAAATGTATCAAAACCAAGTTGCCCAACAACAGGCTAACAATGCGATTGCTCAACAACAATTTGCTAACCAACTTACTGGGGCTAACCTTGCCAATCAAGCTCGTCAACAAGGCTTTGGCGAGTTGTCGTATATGCGTAACGAGCCACTTAATACGCTTAATGCGGTTCGTAGTGGCGCACAAGTTACAGGCCCACAGTTTGTAAATACCCCACAACAAGCGGTGACTGCTGGCCCTGATTATTTAGGTGCATCGCAAATGGGTTACAACGCTCAATTAGCTGACTTTAATGCTCAACAAGCCGCCCAAGCTAACCTAAATTCTGGTTTATTTGGTTTAGGCGGTGCTGGAATTATGGCTTTTTCAGACCCCCGATTAAAACAAAATATTAAAGCCGTTGGTGTATTACCTAATGGTCTAACCTTATACAGCTTTGAATACAAAGATGAAATTAAACAACATCCATTAGCGGGTGAGGGCGTTCATGTGGGCGTTATGGCAGACGAAGTAGAACAAGTATTCCCATACGCAGTTACAACATTGAACGATGGTTACAAAGTAGTTAACTACGGGTTATTACCATGAACAGACCATTAATGATGCCTAACTTTAATGTTGGTATTCAGCCGATGTATCAAAATATTGGCAACCAACAAGCGATGCAACAAGCCGCAATGCAACAAGGTCAAAACCTTATGCAACAGGCTGGTCAAAGACCCCAAGGCGGCATGAACCCAATGATGATGGCAATGATGTTGCGTAAAGGCAAATCAAATCCATTTATGAACGCACAAAACGCAATGCAACGATATGGCGCAGGCAATGTTTATGGTTTTGGTGGGATGGGTCGAGTGCCAACAATGACTACTGGGATGGATTAATTATGGCTAACGGTTTTTTACCTACTAACGCTGGTATTGGTGCAATTCCACCTGAGTTGTTTGCACAGCAACAAGCATTAAACCGCCAACAGCAAATGGCTCAGTTGCTTATGCAACAAGGCATGAATCAACCACAAGGACAAATGGTTAGTGGGCGTTATGTTGCACCTAGTTTCTTTCAATACGCTACTCCTTTAGCCCAAATGTACGCTGGTACACGCTTACAAGAAAAAGGCGATAAAGCGATGGCTGATTTGTTGCGTAATCTACAGGTTGGAAAAACTCAAGCTGAAGAAAGCATTATTAAATCTTTAACGCCACAACCTGCACAAGTTAATGAATTAGCTGGGCCATATACAGGAAATGTGCCTATGCCTATTTCTTATCAACCGCCTAAAGAACCTGATTATGCAGAAGCAGCAAGATTAATTCGCACCAATCCTTATGGTGCTGGCAAAGAATTTATGCCACAAATTGCTAAAAATTTAATACCTGAAACACCTTCTGCTATAAAAGAATTTGAATATGCCGAAAAAAATCCTCTTTATAAAGAATATTTAATGAGTCTTAAAAAAGCTGGTGCGCCAAGTATGACTGCTATTACCAATGTACAAGCATTTGAACCATTTAAATCTAAAGTACAAGGTCAAATGGGCGAAACATTAGTTAAAAACTTTGAAACTTTACAAAATATACCAACTGCAATCAGAACGCTAGATAGGGCAGCAGAATTAGCTCCGCAATCGTTTGCTGGTAGTTTTGGTGAACAAAAACTTGAACTTGCAAAATTCTTCAACAATAATTTAGGAACAAATATCAATCCTAACAAAGTTGCTAATACAGAAGAATTGCGTTCCGCTTTGTTTACAAATGTTATGGAAAATTTGAAAAAATTGGATGCTTCTCCATCACAAGAACAACAGCGTGTTTTGCAACAATCTATGGGTAGTATTGCTACAGACCCAAATGCTTTGCCTAGAGTTATTAATACTTATAAACAAATTCTTATTGACAAAGCTGAATCTCATAATAAAAAAGTTCAACAAGCTATATCAGGCCCAGCAAAAATGGAATTTCCTTTTGATATTCGAATTCCCGTATCAACTGGTTTGCCTAGTGAATCTGCTATTGACGCAGAAATTGCTCGCAGACGAGGTGCAAGATAATGGATTTAACTAAGCTATCTGATGCAGATTTGATGGCTTTAAAAGCCAATGATTTGTCTAAAATATCAGACGAAGGTTTGATGGCTTTAAAA